GTATTTGCAATATTGACATTTCTGATCTAATTGGAGTTACCGGGACTCAGGCTAATACTGCTGCTACTTCCCTTATTAAGTTAATGGCAAGAGCAACTTACAGAATACCTAACATGGCTTTAGGTAGAGCCGCATTCTATATGAACAGAACAGTTCATTCTGGTTTATCAATTGCAGCTATGGATAAATCACAGAATGTTTTAAAAATCCAAGATGGTTTATCACAGTTTGGACAAGCTAAAAGCTTCTTATCATTCTTAGGTACTCCAATAAGACAAGTAGATTCACTACTTACAACAGAAGCTCGTGTAGTTTAATTTTTATTTTAATTAAGGAGATCTAAAATGATTACTGACAAACTGCTCCGTGTGAGCGAAGATCAAGCGGTTACATCTACTGCTGTTTCTACTGACACTATTGATTTAGTAGTTGCTAGAGATATCGGTGAAGGTACACCACTATATATGAACTTTGCTGTAACAACTGCAATGGCAGGTGGTACAAGCATTAAGTTTGAGGTTATTACAAGTGCTAATGCTAACTTGTCTAGCCCAACTGTTATTGGTAGCAGCGATGCAATCACAACAGCTAACCTAACACTAGGCAAAAACGTAGTTGTACGTCTAAACCCAGAGATCGCAGGCAAGGGCCAAAGATACTTAGGTGCAAGATACACAGTGTCTGGTACTTATTCTGGTGGTAAAATTACAGCAGACATAGTAGAGACTATCGGTGACGGTAGAAAGTACTATGCTTCTGGCTTTACCGTAGTATAATTAGGAGTGATCGATGCCAATTTACAAAGCTAAAATCAAATGTTTTGTGGACAATAGTCTACGTGAAGCAGGCGAAGAGTTTGAGTATAACGGTGAGTATTGCAAGCATTTAGAGTTAGTAGGTGGATCAAAAGCTGAACTGCCTGTGGCGTCAAACACAACCGTGGATTCGGTAGACGATACATCTATTGACTATGAAGCTATGACAAAACGCCAGTTAGAGGAATATGGTCGCACTATCGGCATTGAGCTAGATAGACGAGCTACAAAAGTTTCTCTAATAGAAAAACTTGAAGCAGCAAGTAAATAGGCTCGGTCTTCTTATTTGACTATTCATGGGGGGCTAGTAGTAACACTGCTAACCTCCTCTTTTATTAGGAATTGTTATGGCAACCGAAGTCGATATTTGCAACCTTGCCCTTGCACACTTGGGTGACGATGCAACAATAGCTTCTATAAAACCCCCAGAGGGATCAGCTCAAGCTGAGAAAGCTGCACGATTTTATCCAATAGCTAGAGATACATTGTTAGATTCTCATACATGGAATTTTGCAATGAAACGTGCGACTATACCATTGACTACTAATACATTAGACCAATGGGATTATGCATATACAGCACCCATTGATATGTTGTCGCCTATATCTATAATCTCTCCAACAGCCCAAAACGACTACGCTACAAGAATGTCGGCAGGCGATACACCAGGTGGCATAACATCTAACTACGCACCAACAATAGTTGCAGGTCAATATACTCCACAACAGTTTGCATTAGAAACAGATGCAAATGGTTTGACTTTAATTTATACAAATCAAGAAAATGCTTTGTTGCGATACACGGCATACGTCAGTGACCCATCTAAGTTTTCACCTTTGTATGTAATTACTTTGTCATGGCATCTTGCGTCTATGCTTGCAGGTCCTGTAATTAAAGGTGATCAAGGTATGGCAGAAGCAAAACGATGTACTCAAATGATGAATAATTATTTAGTACAGGCAAAACAACAAGACAATATGCAACGAGATATAAGCATAGAACATATAGTGCCTTGGACATCTGGGAGGTAATTAATGCCAACGACACGCACGTTTAGTCAAGCTTTTGCAGGCGGTGAGATATCACCAGAAATGTTTGGTCGTATATCAGATACTAAATATCAAACAGGTGCAGCAAAAATGCGTAATTTTATTGCTAAACCACAAGGACCTGCTGAAAACAGAGCAGGTTTAAAATTTGTAAAAGAAGTAAAAGATAGTACAAAAGCTACAAGATTATTATCATTTACATTCAATACCACCCAAACAATGGTTATTGAAATGGGTGATCAATATTTTAGGTTTCATACTCAAGGATTAACACTGCAATACACTGCAGGTGCTGCTTGGAATAGCAGTACAAATTATTCTATTGGAGCGATAGCTTCTAGTGGTGGTAATAATTATTATTCAAGAACTGGCGGTACTAATAAGGCTTTGTCTAATGCTACACATTGGTATTTGTTGCCTGCTGATTTAACCTACGAAATACCTTCAGATTATTTAGAAGCAGAATTATTTGATGTTCACTACGTGCAGTCAGCAGACATTATTACACTAGTGCATCCTAATCACCCACCTAAAGAATTAAAAAGATTTGGTGCAACTAATTGGCAATTAGAAACTATTAATTTTGGTACTCCTATTGCTGCACCTACTGGTGTGTCTGCAAGTAGATCTATACCAAACTCTGCCAATGTCCAAACAGATACTTATGAATCACACAAATATAAAGTTACAGCAGTTTTGGCAGATCAAGTTAGTGAAAGTTCTGGATCTTCTACTGCATCTGTAAGCAATAATATTTACGTCACAGGTGCTAAAAATACAATAACTTGGAACGCAAGAACAGGTGCAAGCACATATCGTGTCTACAAAGAACAGGGTGGTATATTTGGTTTTATCGGAGAAACTGCAACTACAACTTTAGTTGACAACAATATAGGACCAGACTTTTCTAGAACACCTCCAAAGTTTGAAAACGAGTTTCAATCTACTGGAAATTATCCTGGTGCAGTTTCTTATTTTGAGCAACGCAGAGTATTTGCAGGTACTAATAATGAACCGCAAAGTATTTTTATGACTAAGTCAGGTACTGAAAGTAATCTTAGTTTTGGTTTACCTATACGTGATGATGACCGAGTTAAGTTTAAAGTTGCTGCTCGTGAAGCAAATACAATTCGACACATCGTACCACTGACACAACTTGTATTGCTTACAGGATCAGCAGAGTGGAGAGTATCTTCTATTAACAATGACGCTATTACACCGTCATCTATATCTGTAAAACCACAATCATATGTTGGATCTAACAATGCACAGCCTGTAATTGTAAATAACAGTATGGTTTATGCAGCAGCTCGTGGAGGTCATATTAGAGAACTAGGCTATAACTGGCAGGCTAATGGTTTCATTACAGGAGATTTGTCATTACGTGCTCCGCATTTGTTTGATAATTTAACTGTTGTAGATATGGCTTTATCTAAATCACCAATACCAATTGTTTATTTTGTAAGTAGTAATGGCAAGATGATTGGTCTTACATATGTTCCAGAACAATCCATAGGTGCATGGCATCAACATGATACAGACGGTTTGTTTGAAAGCGTTGCAAGTGTATCTGAAGGTAATGATGATGTTATATATGCAGTAGTAAAAAGAACTGTTAATGGTAATAGTGTTAGATATGTAGAACGTATGGGAACTAGATTGTTTGAAAATCCAAGAGATTGTTTTTTTGTTGACGCAGGTGCAACACTTAATGGTACTAACACAGATCCAACAAGAACTGTAACTATCACAGGCGGTACTACTTATAAAAAAGGAGAGATCATAACAATAACCACAAACTATGATTTATTTAATGCACCACCTAGCACTGATGATGTTGGTGACGCAATAGTATTAGTAGACGGCACAAACTATTACAGATTAAATATTGTTGCTACATCGACCCAAAGAATAGCTACAGCTAAATTAGACAGAGATTTACCTGTTGCACAACGCAATACTGCAATATCAAGTTTTGAAGTAGCACGTAATAAAATCTCAGGTATTACATGGTTAGAAGGAAAAACAGTAAGCATACTTGCAGATGGTGCAGTACATCCACAAAGAGTTGTAACTAGTGGCACTATTACTTTAGATCGTGCGTCTTCTATTGTGCATTTTGGTTTGCCTTACGATAGCGATTTAGAAACTTTACCTTTAGCGTTACAAGCAGAAGCATTTGGTCAAGGTCGTGTTAAAAACTTAAATCATGCTTGGTTACGAGTATTAGAATCTTCGGGTATCTTTGCAGGTCCTACACCAGATAAATTAGTAGAAGCAAAGCAACGTACAACAGAACCATATGGAACACCACCTGCTCTAAAAACAGAGGATATAAAAATAATGTTAACTCCTACGTGGTCAGATTATGGACAAATATTTATAAGACA